TTTCATAAAGGCAAATTTATATTTAAGGCAAATTTCATAAAGGCAAATTTAGTATCAAGGCAAATTTATTCTGATAAAAAAACACCGCAAGAAAAAAACCAAAGACCAAAGACAAAAGACAAAAGACAAAAGACAAAAGACCAACAACAAAAACACCACCAGGAATTCTAAGCCTCTACATTACAATATAAATATATATAGGTAGTAATACATTACTTGAATATAAAAACACCGCACAAAGGCTTAGAGGCTCTCTTATATAAAGATTTATTTATTAAGGGCATAAAAAAAGGCGGTAATAATACCGCCCTTTATTGGTTAGGTTTAGTTATTAATCTTCTTCTTTATGCTCCCAGTATGTCCAGTAATAGGCTTCAGAATGTCCATCATGCTTATAATCTTCTTCAGCTTCACTAAAACCCTCTTTTCCTAAAACCTTTTCTACACATTTAATAGAGCATACTTTTTCACTATCACCAACAATAAACACGCCTGTTTGTTGGTTCAGCTTGTCAATTATTTTATTACAAGATTCACAAGCTATATTCCATTTTGTAAAACTCATTCTTGTACCTCTCTCATGTTGTCGTAGTCTCTCACTATCTCTATATCAATATGAAACAAAGCACAACATTCTTGATTATCACAGCCCCATGTTTCAACTTCACAGCCTATATAATCAAAATCATATTCAAGAACACCCTTTTTGCATTTTTGACATGTTGGCATTATTTACCCCCTCTTTTTTTTAATTCTTTTTTTGCTAATTCTAGCCTTTTATTTTCTTGCTCTGTATTTAATAGGCTCATACTAGATAAGGCCTTTATAATATTTTTTAATGCCCATGTAGGCTGTTGATTTATATATAAAAAATCATTCATTATTTATCCCCTTATTAATTTTAATTGATGCCCTTGATTAGTTAGGCGGTTATATTTGTCTTGCATGGTTGCAAGGCATGAACCCCTAAAGGCTACAAAGCCTTTAAGTGTTCCATTGTTTATTATTAGTTTATATTTCATTACTTCACCCCTTCTATATATTCTTTTGCCTTGTCTGTATTTACATAATCGCAAATATCTAAACGCCTTTTTTGAGTTGCTGTATCTAAGCTCTCCCAATCACTAGGAAAAGAAATGCCGTTAATAGTCTCATAAAATCTTTTTCTCTGATTGTTGCTCTTTCTGATAGATTCTTCTGTATCACTCTCAGACATTAAAGCAAAGATTCTTGATATGTTGCTAACAGTTTGCAACTGATCATCACAAGAAATTAAATCATCATCTTTTAATAACTTTCTTGCTTGTTCTTCAAAATCATCAACTCTTATTTCTTTATTTGGATTAATCCAATATAAATGTCTACCTGTTGTAACGCTCCAATCATTGACGCTAATTAAATCATCAATAGCTACTAACGTCTGATAAGAAAAAAACAACTCACGCCCATTAACTATATGGCTATATAGGTTTTTAGTTGTTCTTAAATATCTAGGCTTAGAGCCTTGTAAATCTATTTCACTTTTTAAAATACTCATGTTTATATTCTCCTTATTAAATAATTATTAAAATGTTGTATCACCTATAACTGACTCTGTGTGCCATTCTCCTAAATTCCAGAACATGCCAGTAGTTATTTCTATTCTTTCTTTTAAAGCATTACATCTGATTAAGTCAAAGGCTGTATAAATTAATCTAGGCTCAATCTTTAACAGTAAAGAAAAATTATAGCTATCGCAATTACAGATTGCGGTTGTTACTCTGTCCCAGTCTCCCTCTCTTAATGCTTCAGATATTTTTAATGCTCTTGTACTTGCTAGGCCTCTATCTATTAAAGATAAGGCCATGTAGTCTGTATATATATCTGTTTGTGGTCTGTATTCTATTTTCATATTTATATTCTCCTTTTTTATATACTATATATTTATACAGTATGTTTAGTTCTTTATTGAACTTAATGCTAATCATATATAAATATATATTTATATACAATAGATAATACAAATTATTTTTAATAAATATTTATTTCTTTTTTAATACCTTTATAAGTTTCATGAATAATACATTTAGTATTATTTTCTTGTCATTCCCTTGATTTTTTCGCGTTGTTTCTTCTTGTCCTCTGAATCCCTTTGTTTATAGGCTTCTGAAACGCTAGGTTCTTCTGACCCAATGGGTACGCAGGTTGCAGCACCCCATTCTTTTTGTAGCGACAGGGCTATAACATCAGCCGTATTTATAATATGAAAGTCTTTTTGTAATTGAGCTTTGAATGAAGTATATTTATACTTATGAGTATTAAGAAACCACTATAAAACTTGGCCACTAGAAAAGAACTAGCAGATCATCTTGATCTGTCCCCTCAATCTATTAGCGACCTAATTGGGAAGGGTGTATTTACTATCAGCTCAGGAAGATCGCCTGTTAATATTGATGTTTGCAGGGTTCAATATATAAACTATCTAAGAAAAGCTGCTAGATATACTAAAAAAGATGGTACAGGTGATATCGCTGAAGAAAAGACCAAACTTACTGCTGCTCAGGCTAGAAAGGCTGAGTTAGAGGTAGAGGAGATGGAAGCAAAACTAATACCAGCAGGGTTGGTAGAAGAGACTTGGATTGATTATGTTGCTAATGCTAGGGCAAAGCTATTAGGATTGCCATCAAGAATTGCACATCAGGTTATAACAGTTGACAAGTATGCTGAAGCTGAATTAATAATAAAAGAACAGGTGCATGAAGCACTTAATGAACTGGCACAAAATGGAATACCTCAAAAATATAGAAAGGGTGATACAGGAAACGAATCAAGTATGGACTCCACCACCCAATCTAAAGATTAGCGACTGGGCAGATACATACAGAAAACTATCTCCTGAATCTTCAGCCGAGGCTGGAGCTTGGAGAACTGACAGAGCACCATATCAAAGAGAAATTATGGATGCTTTTAACGACCCTGATATACAAAGAATAGTGTTTATGAAGTCTGCACAAGTTGGTGCTACTGAGATACTTCTTAATGTTATTGGTTACTACATAGACCAAGACCCAGCTCCTATGTTAATTATGCAGCCGACATTAGCTATGGCTCAGGCTTTTTCCAAAGATAGACTAGCGACCATGATTCGCGATTCAGAGAAGATAAGAGATTGTGTTAAAAACCCAAGAAGTAGAGATAGTGGTAATACAGTTTTATCTAAGAAGTTTGCAGGTGGTAATCTAAACATTGTTGGCTCGAATTCCGCATCAGGTCTTAGCTCAAGACCAGTGCGTGTCGTTTTGGCAGACGAATGTGACAGGTATGAAGCATCTGCTGGCTCTGAGGGAGACCCAATATCACTTGCAACTAAAAGAACAACCACCTTTTGGAATAAGAAGATATATCTATGCTCAACTCCAACAATAAAAGGACTATCAAGAATAGAAACTGCTTTTGAAGAGTCAGACAAGCGTTATTATCATGTTCCTTGCCCTGAATGTAATGAAAAACAAGTTTTGAGGTGGAAAAATGTTGTTTGGGATGAAAACAAGCCTGAAACAGCATCTTATGCTTGCGATCATTGCGGCTCTATGATTGGTGAGTCTAAAAAGCAATGGATGCTTAAGCATGGAGAGTGGATAGCATCTAAACCTAAATCAGATACAGCAGGATTTCACATATCAGAGCTTTATTCGGTTTGGTCAACATGGGCGGATATGGCAAAGAGCTTTTTGGAGGCCAAAAAACAGCCTGAAATGTTAAAAACCTGGATAAACACCGCATTAGGAGAGTCTTGGGAAGAGCAGGGAGAAACTATTGAGCATGAGGCATTATTAGAGAGAAGACTTAATTATGATTCTGAATCTATCCCTGAAGATGTATTGGTCTTAACTGCTGGTGTTGACACACAAAAGGACAGATTAGAACTGCAAATGGTTGGTTGGGGTGCTAACTATGAGGCTTGGGTCATAGAATATAAAATCTTTTGGGGCGACCCAAACGCAGCTAATGTTTGGCAAGAAATTGACAGCTATTTAAAAAAGAGATTTAGGACTGAGTCAGGAAGAGTTTTGACCATATCTTGTACTTGTATCGATTCAGGTGGACATCATTCAAATCAAGTATATCAATTCACAAAGCCTAGACAGGGTAGAAGAGTATTTGCTATTAAAGGCTTATCAACAGCAGGTAAGCCAATAGCTAATAGACCTACATTTGTTGGAAAAAACAAGGCTGTTTTATATGGTGTGGGTACAGATAGTGCAAAAGAGGCTATATTTGCAAGACTGTCAAGCGAGCCTGAAGATACGACCCTTCATTTCTGTTCTGATCTTGATGAAGAGTATTTTAAACAACTTACAGCAGAAAAAAGGGTAACAAAGTTTGTTAGAGGTCGAAAAAGTCTGATTTGGAAACAAATACGACCTAGGAACGAGTCTTTAGATACACTTGTATATAATTTTGCTGCTATATATATATTAAATCCAAATTACGACACTATTCAGGAAAGAATACTGACAAATACAACAAAAACACCAAAAAAAGAGCAAAAAACACAAAAAAAAGGCATAAATAGGGGTAATTTTGCTACTTCTTGGAAGTAATTTGACTTTTCTTTGTAAACATGTTGACTTTTGATTAGAAAACCATAGTGTGATATTAGATATATCTTAAACATTTATGAGGTTTTTTGCTTGAGCAACAAATTTGACAGAGAGAATTATCCTTCTCAAGAGCCTATAGAACTAGTCGTGGGCGATTATTGGGTTTGGAAAAAAGATGATTTAGCTACAGATTATCCAACAGGCTCTTATTCTTTGTCTTATGAATTTCATTGCGACTCAGGTGGTGGCGGAAGCCATCAATTCACTATAAACGCAGTTGAAGCAAATAATACTTATTACATAGAAGTTCCAACAACAACTACAGATGATTATAATCCTCATGATTATATATGGGGTTCTTATATAACAAGAACATCTGACTCTGCAAGAATACAGGTTGGAGAAGGTAACATTACTATATTACCGAATCTAGCAGATACAAACGCTGACTTAAGAAGTCATGCAAAGAAAGTTTTAGATAATATTGAGGCTGTAATAGAAGGAAGGGCAACTATAGACCAATCTTCATTCTCTTTAGGTGGAAGGTCTTTATCTAGGATGTCAATTGATGAATTAATGACATTTAGAGATAGATATCATGCTGAATACCTAAAAGAAGTAAAACAGGCAAGAATAAGAAATAAAAGAGGTACAGGAAACACACCTAAGGTAAGGTTTACTAAATAATGGCATGGTATAACAGAATATTAGGCGTTAATGAGCCTAAAAAGAAAAAAAGACAAGCATATAGAAGAAGCTATAGTGGTGCGAACACTGGTAGGCTTTTTGCTGACTTTGTTACCACATCTACAAGTGCTGATGCTGAAATAAAAGATAACATAAGAATATTAAGAGATAGAGCAAGGGAGTTAGCAAGAAACGATAGCTATATTGCAAGATACCTTAACCTGATGGTGTCTAATGTTATCGGTAAGCATGGCATAAGAGTTTCTAGCAAAGGTCGTGATGACAATGGTTCATTAGACATTGCTGGAAACCAGCTCATTGAAAATGCCTGGAAGGAATGGGGTAAGGTTGGTAACTGTACAACAAATGGAAGATTGTCATTCTTAGACTGTCAAAAAATATTTATTGAATCTCTTTGTAGGGATGGAGAAGTATTGATTAGAAAAATCAAAAAGAAGGATTCGCCTTTTGGTTTTGAACTACAATTTTTAGAATCAGATCATTTAGATGAAAATAAAAATGATATTTATAAAGCTACTGGCAATCGTATTAAGATGGGTGTGGAAGTAGATAAGTATGACAAACCAGTTGCTTATCACTTATTTAAAGACCATCCTTTTGATAGGGTTTATTTAGCTCAAGCACAACACATTAGAGTCCCTGCTGATGAGATTATCCATGCTTACCTACCTACTAGAGCAGAACAAACTAGAGGTGTTTCTTTGGTTGCTACAGCAATGGCTAATGTGAAGATGTTAAATGGTTATTTAGAAGCAGAAATAGTTGCCGCACGCGTAGGAGCTTCAAAGATGGGGTTTTTCGTAAGTCCTGATGGTGATGGCTATGTTGGTGATGGAGAGTATGAGGATACCTTTAACCCAACAATGAACGCACAGGCTGGGGTCTTTGAGCAGCTTCCACAGGGCATGGATTTTCGTAGTTTTGACCCAACCCACCCAACATCTGCTTTTGAGTCATTTACAACTAGTGTATTAAGAAGTATTGCATCAGGTTTAAATATTTCTTATCACTCGCTTTCTAACGATCTTACTTCAGTCAACTATTCAAGTATTAGGCAAGGTGCTCTTGAGGATAGAAGTATGTATCAGATATATCAACAATTTGTTATAGATCATTTTGTAGACCCTATCTTTAAATCTTGGTTGGAGATGTCTATTTCAAATGGATATATTAACCTTCCTATGAGCAAAGTGGATAAGTTTACAAAATCAGTGAACTACATACCAAGAAGTTTTGCTTGGATTGACCCTCTAAAAGAAATGCAGG